AATATCTCCTCTGGAGTAGGCTTCGGAGCAGGTGGTTCTGGCAGTTGGAAATCAACTGGTAATTGATTAAAGTAATTAGCGGAATCTTTAATTCCTGCCAACTGCAAAAGCTTTGTTAATGTATTGGTGTACAGTGGTAAAGATACAACAGGATTATTAGCGCCTGTTTTCTCAATAATCATTTCTTGTCTGGCAGCAACTTGATTAAGAATATTAATTCTGTCTTCAATAGTGCCATCACCAACACCAACATTAACCACTACATCCATCTTGGCATCCCATGATCTTGGGTCAACAGGAACGAATGTATTACGCAAACGCACCATGCGCTCACGATCTTGGTTCTCAACGACCAACTTCAAGATGCCAGTAAATAGCTTCCGCAAACCAGTTTCAGCAAAGATACGAGCAATCATCTCAATGTGCTGATGAGCGGCATTGACAGTGGCTGATACAGCGGCTTTGGTGGTGCTTTGGAGAGCATCTGCATCTAACCCTGCGGCAGCTTTAGAAATGCCTGTACGGGTCTGTTTAATGTCATCCAAGTAGTCAAGCATTGGGAATGCGGCTTGACCAACAAATGGAGTGGTAAAAGGCTGAACCATGCCTGGCGCTCTCATGCGAATAACTGCACCAACTTCGGTGTTCAGTACATCTTCCATGTTAGCTTGCCCCTCAACAATCGCTGTACGGGGGTGGATAGATTGTGCCAAGGAGTCCAAAATGCCACGCTGAACATTAGACTTGATTCTCTGGATGTCCATAACGACATCGGCAGGGCACATACCAAAGAATGTGTGTGGCTCTGGATCTGGGCAGAAATCAGCAAACTGGCGGTCATCAACAATCTCGTTGCGAACAACTTTGTTGCCAGTGCCAATAGTGCAGATCCTACGCATTTCAGCAATGCCATCTCCATCAAAGTCTACCTTTAAGTAGCCCTCAATGTACAAAACACTCTTGCTAGTTGGGTCACCATTGTTGGCAGTACTGATTACTGCAAATGGATTACGAGCTGTGTACTCTTGGTTGTTGTCAAAGTCGTTACCATTACCTGCGGCTTCAACCATTTCATCATAGTCATAGCCCATAGCAACCAAGTCGGAAACAGTCTTCATGGTTCTGTGACCAACAAAAGTAGCATCCTCAATGGATTTTGCTCTGCGGTCAATCAAGAACTCTTCTGGTGGCAAAGCCTCAATCTTCACCTTGCCAGACTTAATTCTGCGCTTGATCTCCACATCGTACATCATGGGTGGTGGAGTCATAATGCCTTGAGCTTCATTCATTGGCTCAGTACCAGGCACTGGGTACTCACGCACCGCAGAGATCTCTACATTGGGATCACTGGTCAACATCATCATGCTTTGTTCATCAAGCATAGAGAATGATTCTGCACGAACCTCAACAGACTCATCCCACCAGTATTTCACAATACCGCACTTGCGAACCAAAGCATCTTTGAATGCTGAGTGGAGGATCTTAAAGCCAGGATTATCACGCTTAAAGATGAAGTCGCAATAGTCTGTAGCTTGTTCAGCATTGGCAACATCTTCAGGTCCTTGTGGGGCAAACTCAACCACACGCTCTGGACCAAAGAAAATACGCATCAAGCTTGGCAAAATGCCCTGTACTGTATCTCGGACATCCATTGAGACTACTTGTGAACGACCCTCTTCCTCGTCACCAAAAGGGTCACCATAGTAGTACTCAGTTGCTAATGCACGATTGCCACCAATGTCATCATCAATGAAGGATATTGCATCGTTAATTTCGGCAGAAATAACACCTTGAAGTTGTTCTTCAGACATTACCTCTTCATCTTGCATCTGACCTTGCAAGGTTTCAGCCATCAACATTGGGTTTTCGTACATATTATTTCCTTATCGTGAGCCGATATAAGGGAGGATTCCAGAGTTAGTATTCTGTAGTAAAGAAGGGATGCCACCAACATAATTGTTAGCCATGCCACCAGATATACGATTTTGTGGAAGGTTGAGAGCTTGCTCATCTTCTTTTGGATTAAAGGAATATTGGAAACCTGATTTGACCATGTCGCCCATTGTGGCGTTTGGATCTGTCATACCTTTATAGGCATTCATTGTTGGAGCAATTTGTTGGTTAACCATATTGCCCATATAGTTGCCAAACTCTGCACCCAAAGATGCTGGCGCTGCACCACCACCTGCTACTGCCTCAGACACTCCTGCTTCTGCGGCTGTCTGTCCAATAGACTCTAAAAATGCGGCAAGTAAGGCTTCCATTATTCGTCCTCTTCCATTTCGTATTCTGTTTTAGCCATCATCAACATATTCTGCTGATTCTTGGTCATTTTCTTGGTGATAGGTCCACCAGATAACCATGCTGAACAGGTACGCTCACCTGCACATTTAAAGTCAAATAACTCGCAATAACCCAGATTAGCCGCACCTTGGACATCTTTGGCATAGCCATCAGTCTCTTCATCAATACCTTTTAGGATACAGTCTAGCATCTCAGGGGTTTGAATGAAGGCAGCGCAGTTGCCGCAACGCATCTCTTGAACATCATCAATAGATACTGACCACATATCAGCAAGGTTCTTCCAGTACTCTTTGTTTTCCTCTTCAGGATTAGCAGGACCATAGTCAACATTCTTGATAGCCCAATTACGAGCTTTCAAGTTAGCTTCAATGTCATAGGTTGCGATAGGGCATTTCATTTCTTATTCCTAGCAGATATTGCTTTAGCTTTTGCCTTTGCATCAGCCTTTGATGTAGCACCCCAAGCTTGGAGGCTTTGCAACAAACGAGTTGGGCTACCATCTGGTTTTCTCTCAGGACCTGGCATACCACCCATTCGAGCAAGAAAAGAAGCTCTTCTTGGATTGTCACCAGACTTTACTGGTGCTTTTAGATTGCTGCCTGGATTCTCTCGTTCATAAGACTTCCGACCCTTTTCATTGAGTCCACCTTTAGAGTTTTTCCCCTCTTTACGAGTCCAAGCTGCAGTCATTTCTTTTTAGCAGTCTTAGCCGCTTGTTTAAAGGCTTTATCAGTAGGAGCGCCCTTAGTGCCAGGTTTACGCATCTTTTCCTTAGAGCCAGCTTTTATGCGCTCTTGCTTGGCATGGATGTTTGCGTATAAGCCTTTCACTTCTTGCTCCGATTGGTAGCAGTGCGCTGACCACGCTTTGGCATATTGGCTTCAGACATTGCAATCGCAACAGCTTGGTCACGGGATTTAACTTTTTGACCAGAAGAAGACTTGAGCTTCTTGTCTTTAAATTCACCCATTACCTTGCTAATCTTTTTAGCAGCATCGTCCATTTTCATAGAAATCTCCAGAAAGGTTGCACAATAGTACCATATTGTGTTAAACAAAAAAAGAGCTACTTGTTAGGTAGCTCCAAAGGCAACGGCATCAGACTAGCCCACGAATCAACCTTTTAATCGGTTTATTCCAAGAACTACTAGATCCCCATGAGATGGTGGCGGCATCTGTGGCAAATGTCAATACAAAAGCATCAGCCATGTCAGGAGACTTTAATCCTCTCCTGCGAATATCATCCTTGGACTCAATCTTAATCTTGCCATTAGAGGTAAATGTATACCTGACAGTTGCCAGTTCTGCAATTAAATCCTCATTAGCAGGGATCTTACAGTCCCTCTTTTCCAACCAAGCCTTGGCTTTGTGCCACAACTCCGCTCTCAGGTTCAAATAAGTACCGCCCATTGCAGGACTCTCGGACACATTAATCCCACGGGCAGGAAGCCTTAATTCTCTTAGTCGGTCAACAACACCTGCTCCCAGACCAATAGAGTCAACTAAGATCTCAGCAGGTCTATTCTTATGGTCACAAGCCTCATATTGAGCAACCACAGCGCCTGTTAACTGCATCAAGTCCAGATTCCTCCACCGCTCCAGGGTATGGACTACATTGGACTGACGCTTACATAGAACTGACGAGTCGGAACCAAAACGAGCCACATCCAGTCCCCAAATAATAGGGGCATCTTCATAGGCTCTGGTATCTCGATGTTTTGCAGATTCAAGCAACTCCATAGGAATGATGGTGTCATCATCACTACGGGGGAACTCACCCAGTACACGGATCCTGAAAGCGTTAGATTCCTCGCCATAGCGAGATTTCATGTCTTCTACATACTCTTTACTGACACGGGTAGAGTCAATGCAAGAGACCCGTCTAGTCCACCACTCGTCTTTTAATCTATTATGTGTGTCAAAAAAGAACCCAGAAGACCGAACAGGGTTGCCCAGTAGGATGGTCAAAGCGTTGTGTCCAGACATAGAACCAGCGGCA